GAAGTGGCTCAGAGGTATAAGTGTTGTTAAGTGCAAATATTAATTGATCTAAAGTTTGTATTAATTGTGCCATTTGAGTTTGATCATACTCTTCTCTTGCTTGTGGTAATAGTGGTACTGTTATTTTAGTCATTATCCACCTCGCATGCCATCTGGTTTAGCATCAAATCTAAGTGTGCCATAACGCCATTTATCATCAACAGCATCACTAGATACACGCAGTGCAAGTTGTCTGCCTCGTATACGTGTGTCTTTTTTAGTTGTGCTAGTTGACATGGCAAAAGGTCCGTGTGTTTTTTGTGTTGTTGCTGGATAAGCACGTGATTTTATTGTTATATCTACTTCACCAACTTGATTTTTAAAATCAGGTATAAATCTAGATATAGACATAAAATTATCACCATCTGCAATATCAATATCACCAGATTCAATATGACAATTCATGGCTGCACCATCATCATTAACACCTTCTTCATGTAAATAAACAAAAGTTCTACCTTCTTTTACACCATTTATTGTAGATATTGTAGCAGTTGTATCACTACTGTCAAACTCTGCTGCGTATGGATTAGAATACACACCACGATCAGCCCAAGAGCTACGCGCTAATGTACCTATGTACCATATATTTTCTGCGTAGTTGTACGTTACGTTTCTATCTATTTGTGTAGAATTTTTTGATGGGTAAAACCATATAACTTCATTAAAATCAGAATTGACTGCACAAAATACATCGCCTAATGCATTGTTATTAATGTCATCAAACACATAATCTTGCACACTGCAAGGTATTTTTTTCACTGCACCATCAAATAAGAAGAAAGAATCGTTGCCCATCCAATACGCGATACCATTAACATCCACCGCACTGTGTATACCAACAGCACCACAATTAGAACCTAGTTGTTTAAAACCAAACGTAAATGGTGGACCAATAAATTGCATTTGATACAAAGCTGTATCAGTGTAAATAAGTATTGCACCCCTAGATCTAACAGCTGTATTGATTTGATTACCATCCGTTAGTCTTTGTGAACCAGCTGTGTTAGTAGCAGTTGGTGTCCATGTTGCTGGATCTTCTTGATCTGAAAAACGTATAAACATATTGTCCTGTGTAGAAGATGTGCCTATTGTTGTTTCTGTACCAAAACAAATTACATGCCTGTCATCACCAGATACTAACATAAATCTAGATTTTGTAGGTGCACCACTAACATTTGTTCTTGCCGCTAAGTTGCTGGACAACCCACTTGATGTATCCCAATAATAAAGACTACCATCAAACTGTTGTGCTAATACATCTTCGCCCCAGCTATCCAAAGCCCATTTACCAGATTGTAACAAAACGCCATCAGCGCCTGTTAGGCCTTCACGAGATGTATTCCAAGTTGATGCGTTCCATGTGCCAGCACCCCATCCATATCCATATATGGATGTAGGTAAACCAGTATTTATTTGATATGTAGCGTTTGCTGTAGCGCCAGTTGCATCAGAACTAGCTGCAGCGCCTGCAACTATTGTATAAGTATTAGCGTTTGGAACTGTTTGTATTTCAAACTCACCTTGTAAATTAGCTGCTGATATACCACCTACAGCACCACTTACACTAGCAATCGTCACAAAATCACCTATTAAAGCACCGTGACTAGAATCAGTCACCGTAACAGTGGTAGAACCATTTGTTGTTTCAAATTGTGTGATGTTGCCTGTGCCTGTTGCACGTGTTGGCGTGATGTCAGCATAACTACCCTCTGAATATGCATACAGTTTTTTGTTTGTACCATAGACTGCATAGTTTACACCTTTAAGATCTGAGTAAGTAAGAATGGCACGTGTTGCACCAAGCAACGCATCGCTTGTTACTTTTTCCCAACCACCTATTTTTTCTGGTTGACCGTAACGAAAACGAACGTTGTCACCGTCTACCCACCTACCTTCTGCACCGTATTCGGTGTTTTGCTTATCTATGCCTGGGGCAATTTGTAGTTTAGTTAGTGGCATAGAATGGTATCCAGTAATCTGTGCCGTTTATATTGACACGAATATGACCTGTTAGCGATCCTACACTTGTATCTGTGGTAATACTTTTTGTTTGATCTGATCCACTTGTTCCGTCAAATCGTATAAACTCTTGATCTGTATCATCTTGATCTAAAGTCAAACAAGCCACAGCACCAGAAGAATTTGCTTGGTTAATAGTTACAAGCGCACTTGTTGGCGAAGATGTTCCAAATCCTATTTTATCAGCAGAACCATCAGCAAAGAAAGCGTGTGTCAACGTATTTGTTTCTATTCTAAAATCAACAGACGCGCTAGATTCGTTGAATGTAAAACTACCGCCGTCAAAGTCAATGTTACCAGTTGCTTTAATACCACCTACAACATCCAACTCTGTTGAAGGTGAGTTAGTTTTTATACCCACACGGTCATTACCTGCATCTGTAAAAAATAAGTTTGCATCACCGTTACCTTCAATTCTAAAATCTACGTCAGCGGATGATTCATTAAATACAAACGTACCGCCATCAAGTGATGTGTTGCCTGTTACATCCAATGTTCCATTTGCTTTTATATTACCAGCATCAGCTAAAACATCAAACATGGTAGAACCATCAGAGTACAAGATGTGTTTTGCACCTTGCACAAGATTTGTCGCTGTGCCACCTGCTGGTTTAAATCCTAATGTGTTACCACCGTGTGTAGTTGCATCATCGACAATGTACCATGTTTCTACAGCTTCACACTGCATGGTTGTATCGCCAGATAATGTACCTGTTAATTTTATAATTGCGTTACTTTGCTCATCTGCTGTTGTGCCGTCTGCTACGGTTAGTGAATCTGTTGTACTAGCAACTGCTACAGATACGTAGCCTTTTATTGCTGATTCTAATTTTTGTAAGTTGTTGTTTGTCTTATCACCCCAAGATCCCGAATTTTCACCAGTGGCTTGAAGTTCTAAATTTAGACTACTTGAAAATGTTGATGCCATTTTGTCTCCTTAATCTGTTGATCCTGGTTCTACATTTACCCAGGTTACTGACTGTGAATCATCTGTTTGATTCCAAATCTGTAAGTCTGGCGATCCTGTAGAAAAAGTAATTAAATTTTGAAACGCCTCACCAAAAGCCGTTTCATCGCCAATGCTAAACGTCATTTGTCCAGCAGTTGTCACATCCACAGCAGCAGTTCCTGTGACAGTTTCTGTTCCAATACTAAATGTTGCAACATTTGTAGATGGAGAAACGGAAGCTGATCCTGTAACACTGTCCAAATCATTTACAGCAGATGTCATAGAAACACCACTAATAAAAGCTGATCCTACGTTTAAAACACCCGTGCCTCTTATTGAAGCTATTGGATGTTCAGCTACTGCTCCGTGTCCTAGTAGCATTAACCCTCTAGTGTTGTTACTCTTGCTTCAAGAGCCTCTATTCTTGTTTGTGACTCTTGTAATGCTTTAAGCATTTGGTGATATAAATCAGTTGTATATATTTGTTTAAACTTACCATCTTTTTGTTCTTCTTCACGACCATACAAACCATTTGTTGAATTAACAAGATTTGAATCTACAGTTTCCGTTTCTTGTGCAATTAAACCAGTAACAACTCTTTCATCATTGTCTTCTTTGTATTTAAAGTTTCTAACTTTAAGACTTTTAATTTTATCCCATGTGCTTGGACAATCAACAATATCTTTTTTAAGTCTTTCGTCAGATAAATTTACATTGTTAGATTGGTAATTTGCTAAACCACCATTAGCTGTAAAATAACCAACATTACCTCCTGTTGAGTTAGCATCGGAATAAAATAATAAAACTCCATTACCGCCTGTACTTGTATTTCTGTAAACTGAAAAACCATCTGGAACTTTAAAAGTAGAACCATTAAAACCAGATGCACTTGTAACTCCTAAAAAAAGATTTCCAGAACTATCAATACGCATTCTTTCAGCATCATTAGTATTAAACTGCATATAGTTACTGGAGTTGTTATAATTTATCATACCAATACTAGCATTACCACTATCTCCAAAAGCAATACCTATATCATTACTTGCACCACCTATTATGGTCATACCTGTACTGCCACTATCTTCAATAATTAAATTATCTCTTCCACCTCCCGGTGTTCCTCCACCACAATCAGCAGTTTTAATATGTAATCCTACTCCTAAATCTTTTGCTGAACCAATACCTAAAGTATCAAATGTTCCACCATCACTTGTTACAGTTCCGTCAAAATAAGCATCTTTAAATTCTAAACTTGATGTTCCTAAATCAATATCATTATCCGTAGAAGGTGCTAAAACTCCATCTGTTAATTTAATTTGGTCTGCATTAGCAACTTTAAAATCTATTTGGTCATCTGTATCGGCATGAATGCTTGTGTCACCATCCGTATCTAAAATTAACTCTGTACCATTTAAGTCTGAATCTAATGGGCCACCAACCGCACCAGATATCTCCACGATGAAGATACTAGCTCCACTTGCAGGGGCTGTTGTAAAGGTAATCTGTGTACCACCACTCGCTAAAGTATAGTCTGTTCCGGGTTTTTGAATAACCCCGTCATGTGAGACTAGGAGCTGTGCCGCAGAGCCAACTTGTGTTCCTAAATTAAATGTGGTGTTAGACCCATTATAAGTATTCCCACTGGTATCGAGGACACTAAATGTACCACTCTCTATTGATTTTCCTATGTATGCCATTATGCTTTATCAAACTCCTCTTTAAATTTTGCCCATGTAATTTCTGAATGTGGGCAAGTATTTGTTGTTATTGCTTTGTCATTTTCATCAACACCAGTAACCCAAT